CGCGTGGCACGCTTCCTCTGGCTATGCCAGTTCTCGAAGTATGACATGCGTGATTCTTCACAAAGATTATGGGGAAGAAGGACGATTAAAGGTAAACGTGGAGCGGATTAAATGAGCGCATTTGATGAGCAGATAGGGGGCAACCACTACAAGCTGATGATGATTCAGCCTACTGAATACATACTGGCCAATAATCTGGGATGGTGCGAGGCCAATGTTGTGAAGTATATCAGCAGGTGGCGGTCTAAGGGTGGGGTTGATGACTTGCGTAAGGTGGTGCATTACACTCAGATTTTGATCGAGCGTGAGTTGAATGAAAAGACGGCTTCAAAGGATGAACCCAAGAAACCGTCTTGGTAGATTACAGTAGGATTGCTCCGATTACATAGCCAAACAGGAAGACCACGATCATCGCCCCGCCTGTGAAGCGTGGCACCATTAGTTTATCAAGTTGTTTCTTGATCATTTCTTGCCCTCGATTTGTTGTAATTTGTCCAGCATTTTAAGCACGTCTAGCAACACGGTCTGTTCGTATTGGTCGACCTCGGGATGGCAGTAAGTCTCACGCACTTTAACCAACGTCATCCATGCGGTTAACAGTTCGGTTCTAGTTGGTTTCATACTCTATCCTCCATATTGATTTTGCTATTTGTTCTACCACTTGCGGCACTACCGCATTGCCTAACTGTTTAAGTCTGTGTGACCTTCTGGGAACCCCATTAGCCACTCGACCCACGTTGGGTTCAGGCTTCCACCAGCTTGGGCTGCCAATGTCGGAGTATTTCGCAGATGTTCTGATGGCGCTGCTGTTTCTTTTGCATTGTGCGCCGTTGGAGTTGGCCACATTTTCACTTGATCCTGCAATCGTATTTGTATCTTGTGACCGCTCGGCCTCGTTGTCTTGCCTTCCAACAATGCTTTCGGAGTCCCGCCCTGATCCGCTGCTGGTGTTCTCCACCATCCGCTGTTCATGCTTGGAGCCATCTGATTCGCTGTCGCGGTTGGCGTGTGCAACAGTCCAGACTCGATCCCGTCTATGGTGAGCATCGACGGCGCAAGCTGGAATAACAAACGTCCTTGCGGTGTAGCCTTCTGTTTCCAAGTCAGTGAGCACTTCGTCGAGGCCCATATTGATGTGCCCAGCAACATTTTCTCCAATGACCCAAGTGGGCCTGAGTTCTTGGATAAGCCTAAACATTTCAGGCCAGAGGTGACGGTCATCTTCTGCGCCACGCCGTTCTCCTGCGACGCTGAAAGGCTGGCATGGGTATCCGCCGCAAATAAGTCCGATGTTCTGTATTCCATTGTCTTGGAGCTCCCGTTTGGTTAGGGTTCTAACGTCAGAAAATATTGGCACGTTGGGCCAGTTCTTGCGTAAAACCTTCTGCGCTTCTTGGTCGTATTCGCAAAAGGCTGCGGTCTCAAATCCAGCAGCCTCTAGGCCCAAGCTAAACCCGCCAATGCCTGAGAACAGATCAAGCACTTTCATCGGTTCTCCCTAACAATTTTGGTAATGGTTGGTTCGCTTAAGCCTAGAATACGGGCAATGTTTCGCATACTTTTCCCTTGGTCGTGTCGGTCTAGCACTGCCGCCACGAGTTCGGCATGTGTCTCAAATGGGCCGGTTGCCCTGGGTCGTCCTCGGTTCATCGTATTCCCTTACAGTCTGGTTTTAAGTCGTCATAGTCCGGCCAGTAGCCTAGACAGACGTTATATCGGTACTCTTTGGACATGGTGACTTCGTGGTCATAGTCCCAATTTGAGACCCATAGCAAGGCCGCGATAACTGCCACGGCGATGCTGATCTTTGTAAGGCGGTTCATGCTTGCAACCTCGCATACATTGGACAAATGGCGCCATCGGCCTCCGATAGCAACTGATAGAGATCGGGGTCTTTGTCATCATCAAAGACAACATCACAGCCTTGGGCGACGTGTGGCTCGCACCATGAGCCATCTTCGAGCTGATAATATTGCTCGATATAGTAGCCATGCTGTTGGAAGTAGTCCGCCATGATGCTGGTCGGGTATGCGTATGCGATTCGTTTGCGTAAGTTTTTCATGTTATAATGCCCTCTTAAATTCTACTGCGGTAATCTTGCGCCGTCTCAATTCTTGGGCAGCATAGTGGAATTCATCCCAGTATTGCCCGACCTTGGGGTTATCAATCGTTTCCCCAGCTTTTGCCGCATTGTAGGCGTCTTGTCTGATATAGAGTAATGCATCGCTGCCTAGTGTTTTGAATCTTTCTATTGTTTCACTATGCCAGTTGCTCATAATATAATCCCCTCGGATTGGTTAAGGGCCCGAAGGCCCGTTGTGTTAGGATGGGCTTTTAATCTTCCGTCAATCTTTCGTAAACTTCGCGCCAATTGACCTGAGATAACGCCTCAAGAATCATATCTTGTCTAAAGAAATGATCACCGCTTTGGGGTTGACCCGCTTCTTCTGGGAACATGATCTCATCAACCATGTCTTTAAGCTCGATACAGGCGTCATACGAATCACCACAGCGTTCTAGTATTTCCTGCGCGTCATTGTAAAAGCCTTCATTGTTGGCAATGTGCAAAACGATTGTGTCGGTTGCTAAACTCATGTGTTACTCCGTGCTGATTTAATGTATAATTTGATACCACGAATGAGAAGATAAGGCATAACACAAAACGTGTCAAATCTTTTTATATATCGATTAATTATATACATAGAACCAAACAGCATATATCGTAAAACATAGGGTTAAACATGCCTGATATGCGTCACAAGCTGGATAAAAAAACGGCCGATAGACATTTCCCTAATTGGTCGCATGGCGGTAAAGGTGATCATGCTAGGAAGAGTTCAACCGATTCCAGGGCTCGATACTCGGCCAATTGGGACAAGATCTTTGGTAAGGGTAAGAGCAATGACTAGTAAGAACCTACACACCAAAACAAGAAACAGATTAGCTCGACAGGATGCACTCAGAGAGTACATGCAAGAAAGGGGATCGGTTCAATATCTTTTTGATATCATTGAGAAGATAGAGAAATTAGACCCTAATTCTGAGACATTTCAACAGGATCTGGCTAAGTACTCTAAGGTGGTGGATGTACGGCATAAAATGCTTGGGAAATATCTGCCAGAGCTGAAGGCTACAGAAATTACTGGTGAGGGTGGCGGTGAGCTGTCTATAACGGTCTCAGACTTCAAGAGTGCCTAGCATATCGATCCCACATGAATGGGAACCACGACCACACCAACTGCCATTCTTTAAGGCCATGGATTCAGGGGCTAAACGTGCCTGTATCGTGTGGCACAGGCGAGCCGGTAAGGGTGCTGCTACTCTAAACTTCACAGCTAAAGAGATGTTCAAGCGGGTCGGTACGTACTGGCACCTGTTCCCAGTGCAAACACAGGCGAGGAAAGCCATCTGGTCGGGTATAGACTCAGAAGGCCGCCCAATCCTTGAGCAAGTATTCCCACAGGCCATACGAAAGCGTACAAGCTCACAGGAGATGCTCATAGAGCTGGTGAACGGGTCAACATGGCAGCTCACCGGCAGCGACAATTACAACAACCTAGTCGGATCTAATCCGGTCGGAGTGATCTTCGATGAGTGGTCACTATGCGACCCTAATGCATGGGGCTATATCAGGCCGATACTGGCAGAAAATGGTGGATGGGCGGTGTTCATCTATACGCCACGAGGCAAGAATCACGGCCACAGTCTCTATCAGATGGCCAAGAAGTCCAACGAATGGTTCTGCCAGAATCTAACCATCAACGACACCAAACGGGCCGATGGATCACCGGTTATATCATCGGACATCATCGACAACGAACGACTGGAAGGCATGGATGAAGCCTTAATCCAACAAGAGTTCTATGGATCCTTCGAGGCACAGATTCCTGGCGCATACTATGCTGACCAACTGACAGCTGCAAAGGAACAGGGACGGGTCGGACGACTACCGATAGAGCCATCATTGCAGGTACACACGGCATGGGATCTAGGCATATCCGATGCTATGTCTATCTGGCTATTTCAAGCTATGGGCAAAGAGATACGATTGATTGGGTACTACGAGAACACGTCGAAGGGCATGGAGCACTATATCCAATGGCTCAACCAATACGCGACGACCAACAACGTAATGCTAGGGTCACACCTTGCACCGCACGACATAGAGGTCAGAGAGCTCACCTCAGGCCGATCACGTAAGGAAGTAGCCAGAGAGATGGGCATTAACTTCAGGACTGTACAACGACCGAGAACAAAGGCTGAAGGTATACAGGCCGTAAGACGGATGTTCCCTAGATTCTGGATAGACGATGAGAAGGCCGAACACGGTTACAACTGCATCGCATCATACCATCGGGAATACGACGATAAGCGCCAAGTGTTCCGTGACACACCTGTACACGACTGGGCATCACATGGGGCCGATGCACTACAGACCCTTGCATT